CCTAAACTTATATCAGGAGCGCTCAGATGAACGACAATTGATGCAGTAAGCGTATTTATTTCAGGATTTCCGCTTGTTATATCTGAAGCTGCAAAATCATAATTTATTGTGGTATTTGCTGTAGGAATATCCGGCGCACCAGTAATCAAATCTTCAGATGAAAAAATTCTATCTTGGCTGAATACGGCCGCGTCTATTCTTACTGTACCCGTAAGAACATTAGGCGCACTAAAATTTTCGTCCTCAACCATTTGGACATTTGGAACTGTAATGCCATTTCCATTGTAGACGCCTGCAAGATCGTGAACTTGAGTAATTGTTGCAGCATCAACAATAGGCGCACCCATCGTCAAATCTGGGGCTACAACAGGGGTACTTGCAGTAAGTGCCGTTGTGTCAATCACTGGATTGCCAGCCGTTACATCATCACCAGCCAAAAGCTTGTTAACAACCATAACAGTGCTATCAATTGTTGGGTTAGCTGTAGAAACGCTTACTGGAATAATAACATCAGAGCCGCCAACATCAGATATTGGAGATCCTGATATGGGTTGAAAACCTAACACTATCTTTTCTCGTAACCAAAATGCTCAAAGTCATCGTGGAAAATTTCGTTAATAATCCAAATGTTTTGATCAGTTAAAATATGATTGTCGTGATCTGCTGCGTTTACAACATCGCCAAGAGTTAAACCATGATCGCTAAAAGCCTGGTCTAGCTCAGTTTCTAATTTATAATATTTTACTGGGCGATCACTTGCAATATGCTTTTTTTGAGTATCTCGCATATCATAAAAAGGTGTTTTCATATCTAAAAATTGTTCAAAAGTTGAGCAATTTTCTTCACCATAAAAGTCTCTGGCTCTGTTGTAACAATCTTGAATTCTGTCGTATGGATTTCTTACAATTGCCCAAACTTCAGCATCTTCAGCAACGTGGTTTTCCCAATGTTGAAACCGAGACAAATAAGACATAGGACCATATTCTTTTTCTTGAAAAATTGGATGAACATGGCTTTCAGAACCGCCGCGATCAAAGTAGGCTTCTTTAACTGCAAACCCGGCACAACGCGGAACATGAATAAAAGCCCAATCAGGAGTTATAATCATTCCGGCACCCACTTCATACTCATAGTTGAATATGGATTTCCTATTTTAAAATTTACTGGATAGCGCAAACTTCTAGAAATTATTTTTAAAGCCTTCCAGACAGTGCCGCCTTGGTCAGTCTCGCAAACATATTCGTCGCAACCATGCGCTTTAATAAAGCTCATCAAATCATCCCACAATTTAGGATCTACAACTAAAGGAGAATTTGAAGCAGCTCTTTTTCCTGAAAGAAATGTGTTAGTAATAAATTTTTCGTTTTCTTTTCTGCCAACAGCGTAACCAACAGGAACTGCAACAACTTCATTATGTTTTTCGTAAATTTCTATAAAGCAACCAGACTTATTTTTTTGTAAGTCAAATTCTTCTTTATAAATTTTTTCCCATAATTTTTTATTATCTAACGGTGATTGAATTTTTTCAGCATATCTATTTTTTTCTAAATATTGATTTGCAACGTTAAAACTATAATCAAATACTTTGTTGAAAATGTTTTGATTAAACGTGTTTGTTATGGTGGCAAAATAAGTCATATTGAATAATATTCCAATGTCCACAAACTCAGTGTTTGCCTATTGTTAACTAAATTTGCATTTGCAGTACCATTTGCACCGGTTGTTAATAGACTTGTGTCATTGGCCGTGTAGTAGCGAGTTGGAGAGATTTGTACTCCATTGTAAAGCTCATTTGTTGGACCAATAACTGCAACACCATTATATTTTGCAATAAAATAATTATCAGCTACGTTAGGCTTTCTAAAATTGTAACTGCCACTTACAGCAAGAGCGCCTAAAGTGCCGTTAAATCCTTGAGCAAGTACAGTGACACCTTCGCGATATCCTGCACTAACACTGTTTTTTAAAACATTAAAATCTCTAATTATAAAACCTTCAACATTAGGATCTGTTATAAAATCTTGAGAGGCTGTTATAGCTGTACTGCTTTTAAAACTAACATACCCGGCCGAAGCGTTTTTGCCTGTTGTTGTTGGTGCTATTTGTGTAGCTGACATAGTATATTTGAGGGAAGGTCCACCGCTTGCACCGTACCACTCATCAAAACCCATTTGCGTTGCGCTAGTTTTACTAATTAAATTTAAAATATCAGTGTCGTTGATGCCAGCTTGCGTGGCAGTTGTACCACCAGCTTCAACGTGAATGTCATCTAAAGAAATAGGGCCGCTAGTTTGTAACGCCATTTTCAAGCTTCTCTATTTTATCTGATAAGTCTTTAATAGCCTCGATAAGCAACGGAACTAATTTGTCATAATAAACCGTTAGATATTCATCGCTGATCGGTGCTTGGGTTACAACTTCTGGCAATACGGCTTGCACCTCTTGGGCTGATACGCCAACTTGCATGTCACTGTTTGCATATCCTAAAGATTTTGCAGTTTCGTTTTCAGTAAAATAGTAACCATTTAAGTTTTTTATTTTACTCAATGCGTCTTCAATATGCCCGTGAAAATGTTTTAAACGCTCATCCGAATAATAGGCAGTAACGTTATTTGTTGCTCGTATCTCGCCAGTTGTCCCACTAGCAGGGGTGCCAACTCCAAAACTACCTAATTCAACACTGCTCGATGTAGTTGCTATTAAAGCACCGGCTGCCGCTACATTTGTTGCATCAGTAACATCAGCATTAGCCTCTATACCGTCTAGCTTTGCTCCGTCAGTTGCTAGGTCACGCCCGTCTACTGTTCCGGCAACGGCAACATTATTAGAGCTATCTTCAAAAACAACTTTTCCGGCTGGCATTGTGCAGAAAATATCTTTATCTCCAGCGCTCCAATTTACAGCCGCACCAGAGTTTGTACTATCTAAAATTGTTGTCCTAGATAGGGTCGTTCCGCTAGCTGTATAAGTTCCGATCCCAACCTCGTAATCAGTCCCATCAGTACAACAATAATAAGTGTCGTTTCCGTCACCAATATTTGCAAAAGATTGAAAGCCAGTTTTTGCCCCAGCTAAAGTAAAGGTTCCCGTGCCAGTTGTTGTAGTGGTTTCCTGGACGCGGTCATCAACGACAGTTGCCATGTCAGTCTCCTAATTACGAGGGATCAGGAATTCCGATATCCAGGCTTTCCAGGCTAAAGGTGTTTCCAGAAGCCACTGATTGTGACGCTGTAAGAGATCCAGTTACTAGCAATCGGCTATTTGATGTGTCTGTAATGCTGTAATGCGTAGCGGTGCCTGTGCCGGTAACAGACGCCGCGCTAATGGCTGACATAGTTACCTTTCGACCTCCGCCAGTCCTGTCAGCCGGTGAGGCAATTGTTATGCTTGTTGTGTTGCCTAGTGTGTAAGTGCTTGTCGCTTCAGCATATGTCGTTGGCTCCTGGCTGCAAATGTCCACCCTGTTAGCTTCGGAACTTAAAACCGAGAGTCCCGAATCCAGTACTCTGTCCCCAATAGTTGCCATTTAATAACTCCTTATTTTCATGCGACGGCCGGAGCCGCCATGCTTCGCTAATTCATTTTCATTGTTGAGGGTTTCTACCGCCGACGCATAATAAGACGCCCACACGCCTACGCGCTCATCCTCCATAAGATACGGAGCTGACTGTAACAGAGTAGAATATAAATAAAGATCGGGATAATAAGTGATAACCCAATTTGTTGCGTTAGAAGAATTTAAACCGTCTATAGATCCGTAATACAAAAGCTCTAAATTGTAAGCTGCTGAAGGGGTAGGGAATACCTCTATAGCGCCATCAACTATTGCGTAATAAGATGGCTCACCAGAAGAATTTAAGGCTTCCGATCTAAAACCTCCGATTTCATTATTACCGGCTAACTCTAGTATTTTTGTATCCGCCGTATTTAACGTTAACCTAATCGGCGCAATAAAATCAGAAGGTAAAGAGGTGAACTGAGTATCTAATGTTGCAGTCACTCTTTTTTCCATGCGCCAATGCCGAATATCTCTATTCATCCTGGCTTCAGCTAAACGGATAAAAGTTGGAATGACCGTTGTTAAGTCATCACGATTAAGAAAATTTGCTATTTCAGTTTGTAGCTCTGTGAAATTTGCCAGGGTCATTGCAACTTGCCCTCTCTTCTAAAATATTGCTCAAGCTCCTTGAACATTGGTTTAGCTGCATTGGCAGCTCCCCTTACAACAGGTTTGGCAAATGGAGCTAAAGACAATGCAGCGTCGCCAGCGCCCAGGGCAACATTGCCAAGCTGGCCTAATACGCCAGGCATACCATTCATAGCGTAGGCATCCGGTATATTTCGTGCACTGTCATAAGCGTCTTCCACGCCCATCGCAGTCCCAACGACTGGCATAAAGCCGGCGACGTTCATTACTTGCCTGGCAACTCTAGGATTGCCCGTTTTCTGCAAAACATAATCAAAAATATTATAGCCGATCATGTTGTCGGTGTTACTGGCATCCATTGCCTTTTGCAGCTCTTCCTGAGAAAATTTATAGCGAGCATCTACGCCGCGACCTCGATTGCGTCCGCTAAGCTCCATGTTGGCTTCTCGCGGCTCAATCATTTCAAAAGCTTCGCCGTCCACGCCAAGCTCTATGTCATACTTGCGTCGTACTTGTTGGTCTTTTAATCCTGCAACCTTGTTTCTTATGTTTGCTATCTTATCGCTCATTGCGCCCTCATGTTGTAATAAAGGGGGCTCTCAGGTTGCCCTGGTTGCGGTTGTTGCATTCCTACAGCGCCCAAGACGCCACCAGCTCCAAATGGCACAGATAACAAGCCTCGGTTCATAATAAAATCAAACAAAACCTGTTCAGATGTTTGGCCAGTTTCTGCCGCTTTTGTAGCAGCTCTATCTCTCATGGCTTGCATGAAAGTAACCTGGCTCTCGTCAGCAACTTTAGTTTTTCTGGCTGCGCCCATCCATAATGCTGCTTGAGCTTGAGGACCAGTTAAACCCATTTCCTGGCCAAGCTCATACATAAAATCTTCAAATGCTTTGTATTCGTTGTCGTTTGGCATTTCGACAAAAACGCCAGGATAATCTGCAATATCGTCTAGTTCTAGAACACCATCAGTAACAGATTTTTGAGCTTTAAAAGTATCAACAATTTTATCTCCAGCTTGACGCTTGCCAAAATATTTTTTTGCCTTTGGAAATTTTTCTAAGATCTCTTTTCTAAATTCTGCCGATACATCGCCGCCAGTTTGCAACCATCTTGGATCTTTAGAAGCCATAGCAATAAATCTTGTAAAATGCATATCGGCAGCAAAATTTTTCGCTGAACCTTTAAGTGACTGCGCGAAGCCTTTTGGTTTTGGATTAACAACAGCCGTTGAAGCTCTTTTAGTTATGTCATCCATTTGTGGAGCGCCAGACCAACCACCTCGAAGCTGATCGGCAACAATTAACTCTTGGTTTCTGCCAGCTAAATGTCCGTAACCTTCTTCGCGAGATTTGGCTATAGGAGACGTGTCATCAACGCTTCGTGCGTCTGCCAAAGCTTCTCTGTAGGTTTGGTTGCTGCCTGGCATTGCAGAGCTGTCGTAAAGACGCTGATTAATAGCTGAAGCATTCGCCACATTTGGTGGTACTTTAGATCTGGGAGAAGCTGCACCAACTAGGTCGATATATTCTGACCATCTTCGGTGACCTTCGTTTTCACCATGACCGGCGATAAACCAATCTCGCAGCTCTTCAGTGTTGTACCAATCTTCGCCAACATCTAAGCCGCTTTCGATATTATCTAAAATTTCTTGACGCATAGGGTTATTGGGCTCTCTTAGAGCTGCCATAGATTGCTTCATTCGAGCAGAAATGCCGCGACCAGGTTTTACGTCGGGATCGTATCTCAAAAAGCTTATCTCAGTACGATCAGGCGCACGGCCTCTGTAACGAGGATCTGATCCGGCTGGTTTGCCCAGCATACTTAATAAAGCTTCTCCGCCTTGCTTTAGATAAGCCACTTATCGCCTCACACTTTTTTTGCCGCTACACCCCCAGGCTTTACGGCGAACTTTTACTTTTGGTGTGCGCTTCTGACTAACAGTCCGAGCGCAATAGTTGTCTCCGCGTTTCGTACCAGGTCGAGAAATACGCCGATGCGTCTTTCCCTTGCTATCCTTGTACGTTGTTCCGTCAGCAAACTTTTTGCTGGCCGGTACTTTTTTCCGTTTCGCCGGCATTACTTCTTTTTCTTAGCCGGACGCTTCTTGGCAGTCTTCGCGCTTTCCTTAAATGCTTTCGCTGTAGGAGCGCCTTTGCTGCCAGGCTTCCTCATCTTTTCGCCGCTGCCGGCTTTGATCCGAGCCCTTTTACGAGCGATATTTCTATAAAGACCGGGTCGTTTTGCCATCTATCGCCCCACTTTCCGCATTGCTT